CCATATGAAAGTTATGGGTCTTGAGATGGTTAAGTCATCAACACCATCTGCTGTTAGGCAAAAGATGCGTGAATCTATCCATATTATGATGAATGGTTCAGAAGAAGATATACATAAGTTCATTGAAGAATTCAAATCAGAATTCAAAAATTTACCAGTTGAAGATATATCTTTTCCTAGAGGTGTAAACGGATTAAAGACTTATTATGATAGTGTTATGATGTATAAGAAGGGCACACCGATTCATGTTAAAGGTGCTATCATATATAACCATTTCATCAAACAGAAAAAATTGGATAAAAAATATCCATTAATTCAAGAGGGTGAAAAACTTAAATTCACATATCTTAAGCAACCAAACCCTTTTAAAGATTCGGTGATATCATTTCCTCAAAGATTACCAAAAGAATTTGAGATGCAAATGTATATTGATTATGATACTCAATTTGAAAAAGCTTTCATTGAACCAATTAAGGTAATTCTTGATTGTATGGGTTGGTCTGTTAAAAAGAAAAATTCATTGGAGAGTTTCTTTTGATACAAGTTTTATTACCTTTTACTAGTGCAATTGCTTTATCAGCAGTTGCAGCTTATTATTCGGTTGTAGGTCTCGCACAAATATTTCCAGGTTCTTTTTGGCCAATCATAATCATGGGCTCTGTTTTGGAGTTTAGTAAACTAATAACAATATCTTGGTTGTATAACAATTGGTCTGTTACAATGAAGTTGATGCGCTACTATCTTTTAAGTGCCATTATTTTATTGATGTTAATAACTTCGATGGGTATTTTTGGTTATCTTTCTAAAGCACACCTTGATACTAATGTTTATATTGGCGCAAATAGTGTTCAATTAAAAACATTAGATACACAAGAGAAGATTGCTAAAGAACGATTAACTTATTTACTTCAAAGAGCAGGTGACCCAGCAACCGCATCAAAGAAGATAGATATTCAAATTCAAGAAGTTCAAGCTGAGTTAAAGAAATTATCAACTGATAAATTGCCTCTTCTAAAAGAAGAAAATACTTTAATGGCAGAAGTTGGTCCTATTCAATATATTGCCGAACTATTCTATACAAAAGATGATACCGGTTTTATAGATAAAGCTGTAAGATTGGTTATTCTTATTATTATAATTGTATTTGACCCACTTGCCGTTTTATTGTTGATTGCCTCTAATCAAACATATATTAGGCTAAAACAAGCTGAATCTGAACCAGAACAACCAAAGCGTAAGGCAAAGAGTAAAAAAGAGCTTGCAAAATCAACTGCACCTAGTGTAGAATTGTTTATGTCCGATACAGATAGTGAAGTGATTAAAAAAACGGATATTATAGAAATAAAACCTCAAAAGAATTCTCTTGAGGGTGGAACATTTTAAAAGGAAATATTATGAGTTTATTGGACAAATTAAAAAAGAATTCAACGATTAAAGATAGTGCAATTCTATCTAAGTCAAAGTTCTTTACTGAGAAAGATATGGTACCCACAGATGTACCAATGATTAATGTTGCACTCAGTGGTAAATTAGATGGCGGTATTATTCCAGGTCTTACAATGTGGGCTGGGCCATCTAAACACTTTAAGACTGCCTTTAGTTTATTAATGGCAAAAGCTTACATGGACAAATATCCAGAGGCCGTATTATTGTTTTATGATTCAGAGTTTGGTACACCTATCAAATACTTTGAAACATTCCAAATTGATATGGACAGAGTTTTACATACACCATTGACTGACATTGAACAATTGAAGTTTGATATTATGCAACAACTTCAAGATGTAAATCGTGGTGATAAACTAATCATCATACTAGATTCGATTGGCAATTTGGCATCTAAGAAAGAAGTTGAAGATGCACTTGAAGGTAAATCTGTTGCAGATATGAGTCGTGCTAAACAAGTTAAGAGTTTGTTTAGAATGGTAACACCACACCTTAACTTAAAAGATATCCCAATGGTTGTTGTGAATCACACATACAAAGAGATTGGTATGTTCCCTAAAGATATTGTTGGTGGTGGTACAGGTTCTTATTACTCTGCTGACAACATCTATATTCTTGGTCGACAACAAGACAAAGAAGGTACTGAAATTGTTGGCTATCATTTTATTATCAATGTGGAAAAATCTCGTTATGTTAAAGAAAAATCTAAAATACCTATCTCTGTATCTTTTGATGGTGGCATCAGTAAGTATAGTGGCTTGCTTGACCTTGCTATTGAGTCCGGACATGTGGTTAAACCAGCAAACGGTTGGTATGCTAAAGTAGACCAATCAACTGGTGAGATTGGTGATAAGAAACGAATTGCAGATACTTCAACACCTGAATTTATGGAACCAATTTTGAACGACCAAAAGTTCAAAGACTTTATTAAACACAAATATGAGATTGCATATGGAAACATTATGGGAGAAACTCCAATTTTGGAAGAAGAAGCCGAAGATGCTGCTTGAAGGTAAAGATTACCGTTTTATAGACTTCACCAATTCAGATATCACAGGAATTCAAATTCTACAAGGTGAGTTTGTTGGTGTTGTCTACCATTATGGTAAGGCAAGAGTTCAAGAGGCAGGTGAATTCGCTAAACTGCAATTCGGTTATACACTCGTCCACCCAGGCAAACACGACATAGATGAGTTGCAAAACAACGAAGAATTTGTTACAATCATGGGTGACATACTAACAGAGATTTTAATAAATCAACATAATGAACCGACTAGAACATTCAATACTGAAGAACCTGATTTACAATGATAGTTATTGCCGTAAGGTTCTACCATTCATAAACGCTGACTACTTTGCAGATGACGCTGAGAAAGTAGTCTTCAAAGAAGTTAATGAGTTTGTAAACAAATACAAAAATTTACCTACACATGAAGCTTTGGTGATTAACTTCACCGAAAGTAAATCTCTAACTGAAGCACAAGTTAGAACATCAATTAGTCTTCTCAACGAAATTCACGAACACCGAGAAGAACCAACTGAAGAACAATGGCTGATAGAACAAACCGAAAAGTTCTGTCAAGATAAAGCCATCTATAACGCCATCATGGAATCGGTTTCTATCCTTGATGACAAAAATCACAAGACATCCAAAGGAGAAATTCCAAAACTTCTAAGTGATGCTCTTGGTGTATCATTTGATTCTCATATCGGTCACGATTACATCAATGATGCAGAAGAACGATTCGACTTCTATCATCGTGTTGAAGAGCGTATTCGTTTTGACCTTGACTTATTTAATAAAATAACAAAAGGTGGTTTACCTGTTAAGACTTTGAATATTGCTTTGGCAGGTACAGGCGTCGGCAAATCTTTGTTTATGTGTCATGTGGCTGCCGCCTGTATCAGTCAAGGTAAAGATGTTTTGTATATCACACTTGAAATGGCTGAAGAAAGAATCGCTGAAAGAATCGATGCTAATCTTCTAAATGTTGATATACAAGAACTTCATACAATCAGTAAACAAGACTATGACCGAAAGTTTGAAGTATTAAGAAGCAAGACACAAGGTAAACTAATCATTAAAGAATACCCAACTGCTTCTGCTTCTACATTACATTTCAGGTCTTTGTTGCAAGACTTACATCTGAAGAAGAACTTTAAACCAGAAATTATCTTTGTTGATTATTTGAATATTTGTTCTTCTGCTCGTATGAAACCTGGTAATAGTGTTAATAGTTACACATATATCAAGGCGATTGCTGAAGAGTTGCGTGGTCTTGCTGTTGAGTTTGCTGTGCCTATCGTTAGTGCGACACAAACAACAAGAAGTGGTTTTACTAATAGTGATCCAGGTCTTGAAGATACTTCAGAATCTTTTGGTCTACCTGCAACTGCTGACTTTATGTTTGCTTTGATATCAACAGAAGAACTTGAACAACTTGGCCAGATTATGGTTAAGCAGTTGAAGAATCGTTATTCGGATCCAAATAACTATAAACGATTCGTGATTGGTATTGACCGTGCTAAAATGAAATTGTTTGATGCTGAACCTGATGCACAAAATGGAATCATTGATAGCGGTACTAATATACCAGATAAACCAATAAACACTTTTGGTAATCGTGAAAGAAAATTCAATAGTAAATTTGAGGGAGTGAGAGTATAATGAATTACATTAGTTATTGGGAAGATGTTTTAACCAAAGAACAATGTTCTATGATAATTGATAGGTTTGAAAAGAAGGTCGACCAACAAGAGGATACATTACTTGAAGGTCACCGACACTTTAAAGAATTGAATATCACAAATAATTTAAAAGATTGGGAAGATATTCAAACATTATTGTTGGATAAGATGCAAGAATATTTGGCTAAATACAAAACCATATTTGATATTGATGATAAAGTTTGGCCACCACAATTAGCATTTGAACAGTTTCGTATTAAGAAATATGAACCAAATGGAAAAGATGAATTTGCTTTTCATGCTGATGTAGGTAATCACGCATCTGCTAGAAGATTCTTGGTATTCTTTTGGTATTTGAATGATGTTGAAGATGGTGGGGAGACAACCTTCCAAAAGAATATTACAAGTAGAGTGGAAGTGGCAGTTAAACCGGTTACTGGTCGTATGTTAGTTTTTCCTCCA